GGCAAATAATCACATGAGACACAAAGGCAGTTTTGCCACCAAGGGCCAAGCCCTGGCAGATCCCAATAAACGGTCTCCTGTAACAAGCGGCAAGCCTGGCGAAACTTACGCCACCCGCGCAGCACGAGAGGCCATTGCGGAATTCGTCGATCTTAACTCTACCAAGCTCCAACGCTGGCTAGACGAAATATATGATCAGGACGGCCCCAAGGCGGCTTTCGGCGCATTCTCAGATTTGCTGGAGTACCATGTGCCCAAGCTGGCGCGGACAGAAGTTGTCGGTAAGGACGAAGGTCCGATTGAAATTGCGGTGTCATGGTCGCTGGAAAAGTAAAATGGAAAATGCCTTAACCCCAGAACAATATGCGGATATTTTTCGTAAAAAAACTTCAGGATCAAATGAAGATCGTAAGGCCATGCTTGCTCGACAATTGGCAGATTTAATGCAAATGAATTTGTCTGGTAACGAAAAACAACAACAACTTGGCCTTAATATTAATTTACCAATTTACGATAATGGTCCAAATTCACTTTCTACTAATCTTGATGGAAATACTACAATCACAAACGGAAAGTATAATGTCCCGCAAACTCGTGCTTCTGTTACTTATAAAAGGCAATTTTAAGAATCAAAGATTATCATCAATTTCACCCATTTTGGAATAAGCCAAAATAAATGGCCGTAAGAGAAGTAAAGATTGCATACGCACCACGCGAGGCGTTTATGCCCTTTCATAATCGTAAGCAGCGGTGGGCATGTTTGGTGGCTCACCGCCGCGCCGGCAAAACCGTCTCCGCCGTCAACGACATCATACGGGCGGCGATCATGTGCAAGACGCCCAATCCCTTGTTTGGGTACATCGCGCCGTTTAGGTCGCAGGCTAAGTCAGTGGCATGGGATTACATCAAGCGGTACGCCAAGCCCATTATGAAATCCGCCAATGAGGCAGAGCTTACTGTCGAGTTAATCACGGGGGCAAAAATTCGGCTTTTCGGCGCGGACAATGCCGACGCGATGCGCGGCCTAGGCTTCGATGGCATTTATATGGATGAGTATGGGGACTTTCGTCCGTCTGTTTGGGGATCGGTTATTCGTCCTACTTTGTCGGATAAACAAGGGTGGGCGGTGTTCGGGGGTACGCCCAAGGGAAAGAACCAGTTTTGGGATATTTACCAAACGGCTAAAATGAACCCAGAAGAATGGTTCTGTTTAAGGCTGACGGCAACGCAAAGCGGCATCCTTCCCATGTCCGAGATTAATGCCGTCAAGGCCCAGATCTCTGAAGACCAGTACATGCAGGAGTATGAGTGCAGCTTCGAGGCGGCTATCCTTGGCGCGTTCTATGGCGTAGAGATGAGAATGGCGGCGGACGATAAGCGCATTGGGGACGTCCCATATGACGAAAGTTTGCCGACGCACACGGCATGGGACCTAGGGTATCGCGATGACACGGCAATTTGGTGGTATCAGGTGGTTCGTGGCGAAATTCACGTTATTGACTATTATGCAATCTCTGGCGCATCCATCAAGGATCTGGCGGATGTTGTTAAAAGCCGCCCATATCACTACGGGACGCACTATCTGCCGCACGATGCTCGCGCCAAGACCCTAGCCGCTGAGGGCAAGTCCGTCATTGAGCAACTTGCCGACCACCTTGGTTTTCAGAATTTGCGAATTGTGCCTGATCTGTCAGTGCAAGACGGAATTCAGGCAGTAAGACAGGTTCTACCACGTTGCTATTTTGACGAACGCAAGTGCAATGACGGCATAGAGGCGCTCAGACAATACGAACGCGAATACGATGAAGACAAAAAAGCATTTCGTGCTACACCTAAACATAATTGGTGTTCACATCCTGCGGATGCATTTCGCATGATGGCCATTGCATGGCGATCTGAACCTACTGTACGGGCGGCTAACGTGGAGAAGCCTCTTATTGTTGGACCTGGCAACACTGTTACGCTAAATGACATGTGGGCCACCCAGCGCAGAGCAAAAAGGGTAAGAATATGAGCGGAATTAGTAACCCATATCGTTATCAATATGAGCATGTGGCTGTTGGCCAAACTGCTCAGGTTCTTGGCGGCACTGGAGCGGTTGGTGACTACATCCACCGCCTGATCTGTACGGTAACGACCGCGGCAACCAGCAACGTCGTTATTGTTGATGGAACCGGAGTTGGAATTTTGACTCATACGGTTCTTCCCGCTAACGTTACCCCCGGCATTGGCGTCTACAATATTGAGATGAACGTCGCATCGACGACCGGCCCGTGGAAGATCACGACCGGCGCTGGCGTTGAAGTTATGGCCGTGGGGATCTTCTCAGCATGAATAAGCCGGGCCTTTACGCTAATATTTTAGCAAAACAGGAACGTATTAAAAACGGTTCTGGCGAGCATATGCGTAAGCCTGGCTCTGCTGGCGCCCCAACCGACAAGGCGCTTAAGCAGTCTGCAAAGACTGCAAAAAAGGCATAGCAAATGACTGCGGCATGGACACGCAAAGAAGGAAAGAACCCCGCTGGTGGCTTAAATGCCAAGGGGCGGGCATCCTACAAAACCGAAACTGGCGGAACTTTAAAGGCTCCGGTTAAGGCTGGAGACAATCCGCGCCGTGCATCATTTCTTGCTAGAATGGGCAGTATGCCTGGCCCTATGGAAAAGAATGGAAGTCCCACTCGTTTAGCGTTAGCATTAAAAGCGTGGGGTGCTTCTAGCAAAGAAGACGCAAAATCTAAGGCGGCTGCTATTTCCAACCGCAATAAATAGTTACGGATATAGCCACATGGACCTTCCTCAGACGCCAGTGCAAAAGTGGCTCAGTGTCATTAGCACCTATGACAATGAGTTCAAGAAGTGGGATGCGCGGGTCACTAAGATTGTCCGGCGCTACCGCGACGACACACGCACGGCGTCTGGCGGGGAAACCGCTAAGTTCAACGTCCTTTGGTCCAACGTTCAGACCCTAGTGCCCGCCGTCTATGCCCGTATGCCTAAGGCAGACGTGGCTCGGCGCTTTGGCGACAATGATCAGGTGGGCCGCGTTGCGTCCCTTCTGATTGAACGGGCGCTAGACTACGAGATTGAGCATTATCCCGACTTCCGGTCGGCCATGAAGAATTCTGTTGAGGATCGTTTCCTTGGTGGACGTGGTATTGCATGGGTACGTTACGACCCGCATATCAAAACCGTTGACATGCCGGAAGACGGCTATCAGATCACCGAGGACGTCGAATCCGAAGGCGAAGAATACGCCTCCGAATCAAGCCCAATGGACGGCATGGGATCAGATCCTGGCGATTTCACCGCCGCGCCCGAACCCGTTGAAGAAATTGAGTACGAGTGCTCCCCGACCGACTATGTGCATTGGAAGGACTTTGGTCATTCTTCTGCGCGGACGTGGGAAGAGGTCACTTGCGTTTGGCGTTGGGTCTATATGTCCAAGGAATCGCTGACTGAGCGGTTTGGCCCAGAAGTGGCGAGTAAAATCTCTTTTGACACGTCACCCGACCAATGGGGCGGCAACAAGAACAGCCAGAACAACGACAAGGCCAAAGTTTGCGAGCTTTGGGACAAGGAATCCGGCAAAGTCTATTGGATTTGCAAGGATTACCAAAACTTCCTAGACGAGCGCGACGACCCTTTGGAGCTTGAAGGCTTTTTTCCGTGCCCTAAGCCTCTGTACGCAACGACTACAAGCGATACGCTTGTCCCCGTGCCTGATTTTGTTCTTTATCAAGACCAGGCTAACGAAATGGACATTCTGACCGACCGTATTGATGGTCTGGTCAAAGCCTTGCGCGTCCGAGGCGTCTACGACCAATCTCAGCCCGCGTTGCAGCGCCTGTTGACGGAGGGTGACAACAACACCCTTATTCCCGTCGATAAGTGGATGGCATTCAGCGAAAAAGGTGGCCTTAAAGGGTCTATCGACATTTTGCCCATCAACGATATCGCCGCGACCCTGCTTCAGTGCTATCAGGCCCAGCAGCAAATCAAGGGCCAAATCTACGACATTACGGGCATTTCAGACATCATCCGTGGCCAGTCAGTGGCATCAGAGACCGCAACCGCCCAGCAGATCAAAGGCCAGTATGCCGGCTTGCGCCTACGCGCTATGCAAGACAGCGTGGCCATGTTTGCTAGCGAATTGCTACGCCTCAAGGCGCAGATCATCTGCACCAAATTCCAGCCTGAAACGATTCTGAAATACGCTGCTGCGGACCAGATGTCGGCGGAAGACCAGCAGATGATCCCTGCGGCCATGCAATTGCTGCAAAGCGATCCTTTGCGGTCTTTCCGCATCGAAATCGCCGCAGATAGCTTGGTGCAAATTGACGAGAATCAAACCAAGCAAGACCGCATGGAGTTCCTTACGGCCCTGTCCAACTTCATGCGTGAAGCTCTGCCGGTCGGTCAATCGTCGCCTGAGATGGTCCCGGCTATTGTTGCGGTGATGAAGTTCGGCATTGGCGGATTTAAGCAAGCCAAGTCCATTGAAGGCATCTTGGATGCCGCATTGCAGCAGATGACCAAAAAAGCAACTGAAGCCGCGCAAGCGCCTCCACAGCCAGATCCTGAGACGGTTAAAGCCCAAGCATCGCAAGCCGCCGCGCAAGCCAAAACACAGGCCGAAGCGCAAATGGTGCAGATGAAAACTCAGGCCGATTTGCAAATCGAGCAAATGAAAGCTCAAATGGCCCAACAAATAGAAGCCTCACGCCAACAGCATGAGGGCCAAATGAAAATGCAAGAAATGGCTGCAATGCAGCAGTTTGAACGCTACAAGGCCGATCTTGAAGCCACAACTAGAATTACTGTGGCTAATATTTCTGCTAATTCAAAAGCTATGATAGCTTCTCAAAATAACTCATCTCAAGCAATTGATAACGTAATTCCTCAAATTATTGAAGAATTTACTAACGCTCAAAATCAAATGCCTGACTTGCATGGACAACAAATGTGAGCAAGAGATATAGAGCAATTTATGACGCCAAGGGTCTCGCATACGAGATTGAAAATGGCGAAGTCACCTTTATGCGTGACGATCACAGTGACGACGCCCAAATTGGGCCACAGGTCATTAGGGACATTGAGCCGTACCAAAGCATGGTAGACGGCTCAATGATCACCAGCCGATCTCAGCATCGTGAGCACCTCAAGCGCCATAATTGCTTTGAGGTTGGCAATGAAAAGATGGAATCAAAACCACCAGCACCGCCTCAAGGGCGCGACACTGAGCGGCGCATCGCACTTCACCGACAGCTTGGCGATATGAGTGATCGACAAGCAAACCAGATTTTGAAGCAACTCCGTAGATAGGAACCCCTATGGACCCCGAAGAAGCTAACGGTACTGACACAAACGAGCCACTAGACCGCAAAGAAATGCTGATACAGCAGTTCGATGACGTGGCCCAGCCTACCGAAGAGCCTATTGCTGCTACCGATAACGCATTTACAGAAAACTTAGAGCCGGAAGCCGAAGAGCCTGTCTGGAAGCGCCCACCAGCAAGCTGGAAAAAAGAATTCCACGAGACCTGGCAAACCGCAGACCCGCGCTTGCAAGAATATGCTTGGCAGCGTGAAGAGGAAATGCGCAAGGGCGTAGAGCCGCTTCTTTCCAAGGCCCAGTACGCCGATCAGATGCAGAAGGCTATGGAACCTTACATGCAAACGATTCAGGGCCTAGGCGTGGCCCCTACGGATGCTGTAAAGGCATTGATGGAAGCAGACCATATTCTGCGCCATAGCCCACAAGAACAGAAGCAAGCGTACCTTGCGCAACTCGCGCAGCAATACGGCGTCAACATGGGCGGCGTTAACTTCTCGCAAAACGCTCCCGTTGATCCAACAATCTATGCTCTTCAAAACGAGCTAAACGCGGTACGCGGCGAAGTGGTCGGTTGGAGGCAACAGCAAGAGAAAGCTCAAACCGAAAGCCTAAGATTCGAGATTGATAGCTTTGCCCAGCGGGCAGAGCATTTTGAAACTGTGCGTCCGACAATGATCCAGTTGCTTAATACGGGGGTTGTCAACACACTAGAAGAGGCCTATGAAAAGGCTATCCGCCTTGACGATGATCTTTTCAAGGAAATTCAGCAAAGCCAACAAGCCGAGCTAGAAACCCAAAAAAGAGAATCGGCCAATCGGGCTGCGAAAGCAGCTAAGGCAGCAGCGGTCAGCGTTAAAAGCTCTACACCCGGAGTTCGCACGGCTACCAAAGCGCAAGACAGACGCTCAATGTTACTCGAACAATTCGATAATATGAATGAGCGTTTTTGATTTAACTGAAAGGGTATCCTATGGCATTCGCCAATAGCTCGATCAGCGACATCATTGCGACGAACATCCAAAGCCGCAGTGGTGAGCTAGCTGACAACGTGACGAACAACAATGCGTTGCTCCGTCGCCTTAAAGACCGTGGGAACATCAAGACGTTCTCCGGCGGTAACGTGATTTTGCAAGAAATCATGTACAACGATTCCACCACCAATAACACCAACAGCTATTCGGGCTACGAAGTTCTGAATGTCTCTCAGAATTCGCCCATTTCGGCTGCTCAGTTTGGCATCACCCAATACGCTGCTGCTGTAACCATTTCGGGCCTCGAAATGATTCAGAACAGCGGCAAAGAAGCAATTATCGACCTTCTTGATGGTCGTATGAATGTTGCTGAAGCCCAATTGCAGAACCGCCTTGGTGGCGACATCTATCTCGACGGAACCGGCAACAGCGGTAAAAACCTCACCGGCCTCGCGGCTGCGGTTCCTGACGCTCCTTCGTCCGGCACCTACGGCGGCATCAACCGCGCCTCGTTTGCTTTCTGGCGTTCGCTGAAGTATTCTGGCG